CCGCTTGCGTTCGGTGCGGTTAGTGTCCTTGTAGTGCCTGTTGCAATAGTAGAAGACTCAAATTTTAAAACTCTTGTATTATCAACATTATCATATATGCGAAAATTATCGTCATCGAAAAAAGGTATAATGTCAGGTGCTGCCGCCCATGTAAGACCGTTAGAATAGTAAAGACCCGCTGGTTTACGGGATATAATCCATGTTCCTGAAGCGTATCTAACTAACCAAAACTCACCTGTATGACTTCCAACTGTAGGCAAATCAGCATAATAGTCTACAATGCCCTTTATGGAGTCTGCGGCGGCGGTAGTGTCTTTTTCTCTTAATTGCCCTAATATTTTATCAAATTTAACAGCCATTTAACCCGCCTTAAAAAGTATATCCTGTTCTGCTGTTCCAAATCTTTGAAAATGTGCTTACACCGTCTGCATATTTAACGGTTGTTATAGTTCCGGCAACAACGACCTTCTTAATTCTCCATGCGGCTGTAGTTACTGCAACACCGGGAGCAGATTCACCCACATAAGTGTTACTTGCGTCTACTTCATCAACATAGGTTTGGTAACCACTTGAAGAGCCAACTATCTCACCCTCTAAGATTTCAGTTATTCGTGGTATACTCATCAATCCTCATCCAGTTCAAAAACAACTGTTCCGAAATTATTATCCGCTACTGATGTTATTACAAGACCGTATATTGTAGAAGGTTTAAGTTTAATCTTAATTATCGTTTCAATTATAGGGAGTTGCATTTCAGTTGTAACTGCTGTTCCCGCACTTTGACCGCTTGAACCGAGTACATAATCTTTTCTGAGTACTGTTAAAGGTGCGCCTGTATATGATTGATCCCTTTTTGAAAAGGTTATTGCTGTCCCTGCTGCTGCTCCGCCACCTGTTCCGATTACAAGCCCGGTATTTAAAACTATTGTGGCAAGTGCGTTATATTTCACTTTAATTTTGAGATATGCGCTTTTTGCGCCTGTGGTTATTGAGTATTGTTTCGGCCCTGCTATATCTACGTCATCGTCATAGTCACCGATAAAGAATTCTGAGCCGTTTGTCATTTGTTCTAAAAGTTCTGTGATTCTTGCTTCGCTCATGGTAAGCCCCCTGAAAGTAAGGCGGGTTTTTACACCCGCCCATATATTAAGCTGTGGTCATTAAACCGCCGCCCGCTGATGCTGCTGGTGCTACCATGTCCGCATATGCGTAAGTACCCCATGCTGTAACTTTAGCCGCAGAACAACCCATAAGTATAATTGGATCATTTGCGCCAGATACTAAGTGAGCCGCTGCTGGTGTAGTTGTTGAAAGAGAATAGTTGAAAAGACAATTCTTGAAAACTGTACTCATACCGCCTGAAGTTGAAACGCTTTTAACTGCTCCGTGTGCTGTTCCCGACGAAACATATCCAACAATCTCACAATCAATGAATTTGTTACGCTTTACAGAACCGGAAAGTATAACCTCTGCCGCTGCATTGTTGCCCTGTGCAAAAGTGTTTGTTCCTATTGTGCAACCTTCAAAATTACACTCTGATCCGGTTAAGGTTAAAGAGTTGTTATTTGCTGAAGTTGCCGCACCGACACCGCCCATAATATGGCAGTTTGCAAAGTAGTTTCTTTCACCTGAAACAATAGTACCGCCGATTTCAAGAGCGTTTGTTCCACCGTTGTAAAGCTGAACATTGTAAAAACTGTTATTTGAGCCTGAAACATTGATAAGGTTAGGCATAACACTTGTAATTGAAGTATGTGTGCCTACTGTTAAAGTCCCTGTAACTGTCATTACAAGAGCAGAAACGGTGTCAATAGTTACGGCTGCTGCGTTTACGTTAGAGATAAATTTCATCCCTGCTACCCATCCGTCAGTTACGAAAGAACCTGCTGCTCTTGATATAGAAGTGTCCGCAACCGCTGTAAGTGTCGCTGTGGTTACAACTGTTTTGTTTGCTACCCTTGCACGACCGCCCATAGATACAGGTGCAGCTACTCCAACGACTGTTATCGCACTTTTTGACCATAATAGTAGTTGTTTCAGATATGATGTTGTATGTGCTGAAGTCGTTCCACCAGAAAGAAGAACGATACCATCACCAACGCCGTCAAGACAAAGATTATAAGCATATTCAATGCTACTTACAGGGCAGTCTGCTGTCCCGCCCGCTGTGGCAGTTCCATTTTTAGGGTCAACAAAATACCAGTTGCCCTTAATCATAGGAAGCCCGCCATTCTCAAACAGCCAGTTTAGTGAATCTCTTACGGCTGGCTGTATTCCCTCGTAAGACCCGAAATTATATTTATTCATTATATTACCCCTTACGCTACTGCTGTTCCGGTAACTGTACCATGAAATTCTTCAGGGCCGTAATCAATACCGGCTTGTGCATAGAAGAATCCGCCTTTTTGTGCTGCTGTTATTGCTGTAGGCACCCATAGGACGTCTGAACCAGCCGCCGCATCCGCTACAAGGTTATCACCTGTAAATCTTACGGGTACGAATACCGGGCGACATACTGACATATCAGCAATAAGAATTGATGTTGTAGGCATGAAAGGATCGTAAACCACCCCAACGGTTGCAAAATCAGTTTCAATCTTGCTGATGTTAAGACCGCCGACATTTCTATCCTGAGGAGCATATCCGTAAATGTCAGATATTTTCTGTTTATTGAAAGCATTACAGAAAAGTACAGGATTTACAAATTTAGCGCCGTTTGTTGCCATTTCTCTCATAAGCTCCTGAATCATAGCCTTTGAAAGAGCCGCGCCGCCTGCTGCTACGGTGTTTGTGGTTGCCGCTGTAACGATTCCTCTTGTTTTGGCTGCTGTGGAAGCGTTTGCAGCTGCCTGATAAGCTCCGTTAAGAAAACTGTATTCCATATCAATAGCCATCTGATAAAGCTGTCCCTGTTTCTGGAAAGAAAGTTCATCTGTAACCGGGTTACCTGCATTTGTGTTAATCCCAGACATTGCGCCAAATTGAGATTGCTTCATAAATGAAACGGCAGCATCATATTTAAATATCTGTGCGGTGTTTGTGTCTTCTGCTCTTAATATTGTTGTTGGTGTTCCGGCTGCTGCTGCCTGTGCTTCAGTTACTGCAGGCTGTGAAGCTGCTGAAAGTCCCCAAGGTTGTGCAAGAGGGAAAACAAACGCGTTGCTTCTTGCGCCTGCGCCAAGTCCGCCCATCATTGAAAGAAAAGGTGTTTGATAAGCACCAATTAGAAACAATTCACCTCTGTAGTTAAGATCTTCACTATCTGTATAAGCCATTTTTTACCTCTTGTTTTTATTTAGGTAATTTCTGGATTTGCTCCTTTAATGCGAACATTGCCGTTCCATCACCTTTTATTTCAGCCGCATTATATAGGCTGATAAGTCTTTCTCGTTCGTTTGTCGGTGCGCCCTGTCCCGAAGGTGGGGGAGTACCATTTGCTTTAAGAATGTTAAGTTCTTCTGTAAGCGTTTTAATCTGCTTTTCGTAGTCTTTAGACATAGACTCTTTAATTTTAGTAAATGTCTGAATTTTACCGTCAATTTCGTCATAGTCATTGCCGGTTATTAAATCCGCAAAATCAGATGTTAAACCGACTTTTTCAACTGCTAATTTTGTGTATTTAACAAGCCCGTCTCTATGCTTGCTTTCAGCTTCAATCCGCGCTTGCTCCTCTGCGCTTTTTGTAGCCATTACCTGTTTAGTCAGTTCTGTTATTTTTGAATCCTTGCCTTTTAAATCTTTTTGAGAAAGTTCTTTAACTTTTCGTAGTTCTTCAAGTTCCGCCCTTTCTTCTATGGTTAGTATGTTTGCCGGTTCTGTTGCTGGTGTTGGCTCTTGTTGAAGATCCCCCGCCTTAATATCGTCTGGCATCTTGTTTTACCTCGTTTATTTTTTGTTATTTTACTAAAATCATGTTTAGTGCTTTTTGTCAAGTCTTTTATTAAATTCTGTAATTCTAACTAATCATATTTATATACTGCTCTGCTGTCGGCGTGGTTGATACCCTCTCAAATTCAAATTCCTGCTCTGCTGTAAGTGGTAATGGGATATTTATACGACGGCAGCGGCAATTTATATTCTGCGCTTTTTCATCTGGGCCGTGTAATAATCGCGGGCCGGGGCCTTTTGACATACCAACTTTAAATACCGGCATTCCGTCTTTTGTAAATTCCCTTGCGAATTTCCCGTTCATTGCTAAATGTGAGGCTCTTGTCCTGTTCGGCTGATTTGCGGCTATCCATTGAAATTTCATATCAATACCCATATCAAGAGCCTGTTTTGTGCTTTCTTCCTGAGCGATGGAAAACGCCTTCAACATCTCCGTGCGTGCTGTCGTTGCGTAACGGCTAATCCCTGAATCAAACACCTCTTTTAATCGGGCTGTCAATTTCGCTGTGCTTTCTCCCTTTGAGATTGCAACCGCTATTTGTTCACGAAGAGAATCCCTTAAAGCGGCCTGTTTTTCAGCCATTGACTTTAAAAATGAATATTCCCCGATCTTTTCGTTAAGTGCCGCCATTATATATTTTTCAGATTGAACCATAAACGGCAATATAGGGAATGCTTTAGGATCTGCATAATATGAGCTGAAATTATACGCATAATTATTAAAGGTGTCCTGATATACCCTCAAAAATGCCTGTTCTATCTTTTCCGTTGATATTCCGGTTAATGCCTTTAATCGTATGCTTATCGTTTTAAATACTTCAGTTAATCGGGCGGCTTGATATTGTTTTGACCATGAAGGATCAACGGATAAGTAAAACTGTTTTAATTCTGCTTCAATCTCTTTTTGCGTGATAAGATAAACACGAATCAGCGATTGATTTGTTTTCTCAACCGCCTTTAACGCTGCGTCATAAATATCTTTTTCGGACTGTACCCAATTCAATCATTATATCCATACACGGGTTTAGTTACGGGTTTTTGAGATTTTTTTGATTTCTGGGTGTCTTGCGCTACAATGTCCACTGAGTGCGCTAATTCTCCCGTGTAGGTTGAACTGCCCCTTAATGATTGTGCCAACTGTGGTAAACACAAGGCCAAAGAGAAACAGCTCACAGCGCAAAAATAACATAAAAACATCCATAATTTTAAAGTCCATTTCATTCTAATCCTCTATCACACCTTATTTTTTCTTAGCAAAAGGATTAGGCTTTTTAGTTCCATTTTTAACAACTGGTTTTTTCTTATCGTCTTTTTTACTGGAGTCTACTTTTTTCATTTTATTGTCCTTATTTTTTATTCTACTTCTTCTTCGGTTTCTTCTTGCCCTGTTTGCATCCCATCGTCTTCCTCCTGCGGCTCTTCTACCGACATCATTAGGTTTTTAACGGCTTCTTTAGCTTCCCCGTTAACTGCCTTTAGTTCGTCATCTATATTATCTACAAGCTCTGGGAACATCTGTATCAATGTCTTCTGTGATAGTATCCCTTTAAGTGTTGCCGCTATTTGGCTATTCTCTAAGAGGTTTTTAGGAAGTATTCTATTTGAACTTATATCAATAACATTCATAGTCTTCTTAACAGATTCATTCCCGGCTAACAAAGGCACATATGCGTTAATCAATTCTATTTCGGCGCGTAAACCTTCAGAGAAGATCCTGAAAGTGTGTTCACATTTAAACAAAAAGCCAAGCAGTCTATATGCCGCACTGACCCCACTTATTGAATTACCCCATGACTCCCCATCCGAAAAATCAGGTATATCCTCAAACTTAAATATATCTTTTGTTAAACGGTCATAAACGCCAAAGATGAAAGAGTCTTGAACATTCTTTGTGAGCCATTCTGCATAATCGGAATCTTTGCTGAAGTTTTCCAGTATATTTGATTCTTGAAAGCGATCATACATTGTTTTTCCGGATTCGTCCCGGAATGATTTATCTAACACTTGCGATAGTTTAAGGATTGCCGCTTTAAAGCCTGCCAACTCTTCAGCCATTGATTTGCTAATAGTCCTGTCAGCTTCATCTATAAGTCCGTATGAGCTTGATATCAATGATGATTTATCCCTGTAAATGCTGAATTCAATCACATGACATTTTTGTGGTATTTTATTTACTTGATTATAAGTGACGCTTTTTTCAGCATCAAGTTTAACATCGGAATAGTCTGCATTTTCAGCAACATAGCTTTCAATCCCGGTCTTTGAATATATGTCAACGTGATATCTTTCTTTTTCCTTGCCCTGTTCGTCGATGTACTTGTCTGAATAATATCTTAACGCCTTGTCTAATGCCGGATTAAGCGTATCTGTATAAATAGGATATATCTGATTAGAGGGTATTGTGTCGCACTTCAATCGGAAGTCGGCAAAGTAGTATATCTTATAAGCTCTGCCATGATTACAGCATTCAATTGCCGTCTGTAGGCTTAATATATCATTATCGTTTTGTTCATTCACTGAGGATAGATATTTAAAATAATCGGTCTGCTCTTCAATGTCTATTGTGGTGTTCATAAGTTTAGTAAGGTTAGAAAAGTCCTGTTCTGTATTGATTGCCTGTCCAGTTTCCGTATAAACGATATTAGCAAAGTTAAAACCCACCATAGTGTTTATTAACTTCTTGGCTAACGGAAGTGGCAAACGGCGATCACTTGCCTTAAGGTTTCCATATTGGTCATTTGATTTATCGGCAAGTATTACAGGGTTCTTCCCTTCATAATATGCGGAGTTTCTGAGGTAGTCTTTGTTCTTTACGTCTAAGGCTGTTTTATATGTCAGTAATTGTTTTCCGTTCATTATGCCTCGCTGTGGCCGGTTTAGGGGCGTTGTCATCTGCAACCGCCCCACCTGAACACCGGATAGGTTTATAGTTCCATTGTTGGAAGTTAATTTAAGCAATATCTGGAATACTGGAATTTGTCAAGTCTTTTTAATGGTATCCTTTGTTCATCATTATATTTTCGTTCGGGCGGGCAAACCTACCAAAGTATTTAACGGCGGCTATATTGTAGGCTATTGCGGCTTGATCTTCATTATCATAATAACCGATAAATATTTTCTTTCTGTTGAAGTTTATTTGAGCGCAATATTTCTTCATTTCTTTTTTCCAATATACCCCCTTATAATTTGAAGTTAATCCATCTTTTCTTTTTATTGTATTTCTGTTGTTTTCAGCCGTTGAGCATATTCTTAAATTACATTTCCTGTTATCCAAAGTGTCTCTATTTATATGATCTATTATTTCACCTTTTTGAGCATCGAGTAAATATCTCCCAAGCTCAATATTTTTTCTTTTTTTTGTTCCCTCTACATATACATAAGATGCAATATAAAACATGTTTGATCCGTGATTATTCCTTGCCCGCCATCTAATCTTTGAATATTTCTCAAAATCTTCGTCATCTATCAATACTTTAAATTCTCCATATTTTGGACTGTTTACAATCATCTCCATATTCTCACCTCTTTATGTTGGAACTAAACCATACTTTCGCCGGTCGTTCTAAGCTATATATAACACTATCAACAACATGGTCTGCCCCATCGCGGACAATGTCAAGCATATTACCGTTTTTGTCCTGATCCCAATTCCAACCTAAAAACTCAATCGCACCATTGGGACAATTTGATTTATGTATATGTATTTTGTTAAATTGCTGAAGGAACATAGCCATGCTGAATTTAAAATTTCCGACCTTTTGGTGCTGTCCTATATTCTTCTTTGCTCCGGTAAACATGAATCTTCCAGTTGAATTTAGCATTTTACTTATTTCAGGTCTCGCGGAATCCGCTATTACATTCTTTCCTCTTATCCATTCAATATTTATAAACGCTTGTTTAATTTGCTCTGGATCAAGTCTTGTCTTATAAAACTCATTACAAATGAAAAGCTGATTATCATATATATAGCATTGTGTCAATACAGTTGGATCAATGTGTCCATAATCGCATCCATAGAACATTTGTCTTGATTCATCTATCTCAAAGTCTTCTATCTCTATATTGTGTAATATTGTAGCCTCTGTTGTCGTACGTATGTTCCCTCCATAGACCCAATCGAATAAATAAGGAGAGGTTTCCTTCATGTGTTCTATTTCCTTTTTCATAGTATCTGATAGAAAAGGGTTTTGATCCCAATTGATTTTTATTATTAAAGCGTCATCCCGCTTATGAGTTATAAACATATCGTATATTGGATCACTTAAAAGATTAGGATTAAAGGTTATGTAAAATTGACTGTTTTCAGCTCTTATAGTTGGGATTAGAACTCTTAATGCATCATGTGTAACGGCTGACCCCTCTTCCAGCCAACAATAGTTTACACCTTCAAGAGACTTAATGTTGTCTAAATTCATCCAAAGCCCCATAAAGATGAACTTTGCCCCCGTCCTATTACATCGGATTTCATTTTCTACAATCGTGAAATATTGGTTTAATTCGTATTCATGGATGATCTTTACAAGCAGACTATATGAGGATGCGGCGATTGACTTTTGAATATGTCGAGTGCAGAGGATTAAGCACTTTTCTTTTAAGGCTTTAAGAATTAGTAACCGGGCAACGCTATGGCTCTTCGAACTCGCGCGACCTCCATAAATTACATTAAATCTAGCTTTACTTGTAAATAATGGTATTAACTTGTCAGGGATGTTAATTTGCATTAAAACAATTCCGATTGCTTTTGCTCTATTGCTTCATTGATTCTTTTTTGTGCTATATTAAAATAATTCTCTTCTTTTTCAATTCCGATAAAGTTTCTATTTGTATTTATACAAGCGACTCCAGTACTACCTGAACCCATGCAATTATCAAGAATAGTTTCATTTTCAAGGGTATATGTTTTTATCAGGTATTCTAAAAGGGATACGGGTTTTTGTGTGGGGTGCTGTTTTTCGGTCTGGTTAGCATTATGGAATTGTATTATAGTTGTAGGGTAATAATCGTCATTTTTTTCAAAATATGATTCTGATTTTCCATAACAATTTGAACCGTCTCCAGCATTTCCCTTGTTTCCTTTTAGTCTAAATGTTCCCTTTTCCATTACCGGATAATAATTATTAGAATTAAAAATTGATATTATTTCATGTCTTTTCATCGGCATTATTTTTGCATTTAAATGTCCAGTACTTAATTTCTTATCCCATATCCAATCGTACTTATAATTCTTAATATTACTCATTCTTAAATAACTTGAAAACGGCTCACTTCCAAAAAGCGCAATACATCCACGATCTTTTATAACCCTTTTATATTCTTTCCATAACGGTTCAAATGGAATAATCACATCCCACTTGCAAGCCGTTGTTCCATATGGCAAGTCACATAAAATCATATCAATACTTTTATCGGGTATTGTCGGCATTATTTCAAGGCAGTCACCCCGATAGAGATTATTCAACTTTAACACCATTAACAGTTATATTTATCGGGTCAGGGTTTTTAATCTCTATTTGTGTCGGCACTATTGACTTCAGAAACTCTTTGCAGATACTTGCGGCGACCTGTTCATTATCGGACTTCATTAAAAGTTCCGATCTTTCAAGAGCTTGTTTTCTGAGTTCCATAAAGCGGTCAATATCGTTCTCTTTTATTTCTTTTAGAACACTTTGAACAGCTTCAGAATTTCTCCGCCCTGATATTGTTTGTCTTGCCATACCAAGTCTTAATGCTATTTCGGTATTAC